AACCTGATATTCAAATTGCTACAAAAGCGGCAGATTATCACTGCCGTTAAATGGCGGCTGTAGCTCAGTTGGTAGAGCGCTAGATTGTGGTTCTAGTGCGGGTGGGTTCGATTCCCATCGGTCGCCCATATGGAAGATTGGCTGAGTGGTCTAAAGCGGCACCCTGCTAAGGTGTTAATCGGGTAACTGGTTCATTGGTTCAAATCCAATATCTTCCGCAAATAAATTTGGCAAAATAAAATTTATTTTGTATATTTACGCCGAAGTGGTGGAATTGGTAGTCACACTGGTCTTAGAAACCAGCGCTGTATAGCATTGCGAGTTCGAGTCTCGCCTTCGGTACCATTTGTCTTGATAGCTCAGTGGTAGAGCAAGCGGCTGTTAACCGCTAGGCCGTAGGTTCGACCCCTACTCAGGACGCAATTAATACGCTCCGTTCGTCTAATTGGTTAGGACATTCCCCTTTCACGGGAAAGCTTACGGGTTCGAGTCCCGTACGGAGTACAAAAAACAAAACTATGAAAAAACTACTTATTATTCTACTTGTGTTACTCAGTTCAACTGCGTTTGCACAAAAGCCAATGGTTGGATTTACTGTTACTGAAATTAAAGAAAGAAATCGTCTTGAATTTGGTACAATAAATTGGGAAAGATTAAATCAATCGGAGTATTGGGTTATATATACAGTCGATCCCAACTTTGATTTAATGACTATGTACTTCTTTAAGTGGGGTGGAACTGAAAACATTATGTGTACTCAAGCAACTAAATCTGATGATATAGCAAGGGAAATGTTAACAAGAATAATAGAAACCCACCACAATTTAGGTGACAATAGTTACAAGAATAATAATGGGCTTGTTGTTCAATATAAATGGCAATCAGATATAGAAACACATCAATTTATGTATTTCAATCCTGAAGGTAAAAATATTTTTAAAAATTAAAACATATCGCGGAGTAGTAGAAGATGGTATCTCGCCAGGCTCATAACCTGGAGATCGCTGGTTCGAGTCCAGCCTCCGCTACAAAAGGGCTGTTAGTTCAGTTGGCTAGAACGTCTGATTTGCATTCAGAAGGTCATCGGTTCGACTCCGGTACGGTCCACAAAATGCTTCTTTAGCTCAGTTGGTAGAGCTCCCGCCTTGTAAGCGGATGGTCATTGGTTCGAATCCGATAAGAAGCTCAGTTGCGGCAGTAGCTCAGTTGGTAGAGCATAACCTTGCCAAGGTTAGGGTCGCTGGTTCGAATCCAGTTTGCCGCTCAATTTGCGATAATAGCTCAATTGGTAGAGCATCGTCCTTCCAAGTCGGAGGTTGCAGGTTCGAGTCCTGTTTATCGCTCAATGGTTCGTTAGTAGAGTTGGGTACAATATTGCACTGTCACTGCAAAGGTCATGGGTTCGATTCCCATACGAACCGCAATGAGTAAGGGATACTCAGAGTCTTTAGTTCAAGACTTAAACAATGGGCTCGGTGAATTCGGACATCGTAAATGCCGTTTCTTAGGGCTAAAGGCGCCAATCACAGCTCCTCCTTCGTAGTGTGACTGTTTTAATAGGGGATGCCCTGTAGGTTTTATCAATAGGAAAAAACCAGAATGACTACTCACCCCAAATCTCAGGGTGGGGAAACATAGGGGAATATATCAATTGGTTAGATTACGTGCTTTGGGAGCACGAGGTTGTGGGTTCGAGTCCCGCTTCCCCTACCAACTTAAATAAATATTACTTTTCCAAGAAATGTATATATGTATGTATGAATGGACATAGATAAAATATTTGGGCTATTTGACCAATCCTCCGATACTCCTCTTACTAATAGTGAAACTGAAACACTTTTTGACTTAAAAAATACACCTGTATTTTGGTTAGGAATGTTTAAGAAAATCATTACTAGTAGTAATTCTCTTTATTTTCAATTAAATACTATTTTACCTCAAAATGTTGATGTTCAAGGGATTACTAGCTCTATGATATACACTAGAAGTTGGGAGTTTATTTCAAAAGTAGATATATCTAAATCTACCCACTTAGACGCTATTAAAATGTATTCAAACAACACCTTTATTAAATGTTTTGATTTAGCTATTTCATATTGGGAGGGGTTAGAAGAATATGAAAAATGTGCCCATTTGAAAAAAATTCAAGACAAATCTAGAGAATTTGCAAATAAAGCTTGATTTTCTAGTATTTTGTCATTATATTAAACCTAAAAAACAAACTATGATAAACAAAGACTTAGCCATGACCAAGTTAGAGAAACTTGATGGCAAACTAAAAACAATGTACGTAATGCTTGATCGTCCTATTAGCAAAGACGAATATAAACAAGTAATTGAAAGTGCTGGGAGTATTATTGAGGATCTTAAGACGATGGTTCAACGTGAAAAATAATATTTAAAATAAATAGTTATGAAACTTACCGCAGAACAAATCCAAGAAAATTGGGATTATTTTATCCAACACATCAACACATGGATATCTTCTCCCCGTAAAGAGAAACTACTAGAATTTTACGAGCAATATAAAGATCGTTTAATTCTAATGCCAGCCGCTCATAAGAAAGAATATCACAACGCATTTCCAGGGGGTTATATTGAACACGTCAATCGTGTTGTAGATTGTGCTCTTAAACTTAACAATTTGTGGGGTGAAATGGGAGCAGATTTAACCACATATACAGTTGAAGAACTTGTATTTTCTGCTATTAATCACGATTTAGGTAAAATGGGAGACGAAACAAACGAATCCTATGTCCCCCAAACAGACCAATGGCGCAAAGATAAACTAGGCGAAGACTATATGTTCAATAACAAAGTAGCATTTGCTTCAGTCCCTGATCGTGGTTTGTATTTACTTCAGTCCCACGGTGTTCAATATTCATTTAACGAAATGTTAGCTATCCAAACTCACGATGGTTTATACGATGAAGGTAATAAAAAATATCTTATGACTTATATGCCCGAACAAAAACCACGTACTTGTCTTCCATTTGTATTGCATCAAGCAGATTTAATGGCAGCAAGAATTGAGTTTGAGAGAGAATGGTTACCAAAATTTAAAAATTCCGTGGAGGCCCCCAAAAAGAATTTTACATTGGATACTAGTGCTAAACCAAATAACACTAAACCTACTATAAGCAAACAACAAAAAGCATTAAGTACACTTAAAAGCGAAGGCTTAAAAAATCTATTAGATAGCATATGATAATTCTAGCAATAATTTTAGCGTTAATGGTCGTGGTCCTAGGATACACGACCTTTAATCTTCTACGCAAAGTTGAAAAACAGGAAGATGAGTTGGGTAAACGTCAAGACGTTATAGTTTCATACCAAACTTATATTAATAGTTTAGGAGAAATTATCTATACTATGACTGAACGAATTGATAAAATAGATGCTGCTGGTACTTTTAAAAGCGATGATGAAGTAGGTTTTTTCTTCCAACGTCTCAAGGCATTGAGCGATATGTTAAAACCTTACAACATTAAATTATGATAGGAATAGAACCTAAAAAAGGTACACAATATTTTACACAGGATACTGAGGATGCTATTGTTAAATACAACAATACAGCTGATGAATACACCCGAAGTCTAATTTATAGTAGACATATTCATTATCCTTTTTTCAAATTAACCGAAAATATAATTCATACTTTTAAGTTTTACTATACGGAGGTTGAAAATATTGAGGATCTACAGCACGAAGTAATAACATTTCTTCTTTCTAAAATACATTTATTTGATCCCTCTAAGGGAGCCAAAGCATACTCATATTTTGGGACAATAGCAAAACGCTATTTAATATTATCTAATACTCAAAACTATAAACGTAGAATAGATAAAGTTGAAATTACAGAACTAGAAGAAGACGAATCCCATACTTATTCTCTAGAGGAGCAAATCCACGATACAATAAATGATAAACTCTCAGGATTTATAGATTTGTATGTTGATTACTGCACTGATAATATATTTAAATTATTTCCTAAAAAAGACGATGCCCAAGTAGCGGATGCTATTTTAGAGTTGTTTAGAAAAAGAGAAGACATTGATGTTTTTAATAAAAAAGCTCTTTACATTTATATTAGAGAACAGATTGATGTAAAAACTCCTCGTATTACTAAAATAGCTAATCATTTAAATTTAATATTTAAGAAAAACTATTTATTTTATTTAGAAAACGGATATACGAAATTTGGGTAAGTCATATTTATAAACACACTAATAGTATAGATATGAGTCAATTTGATAAAGTTGTATTTGGTAAAAAAACATTTGCCAATATTTTAGAAGAAATATACGAAAACCAAAAGAAAAAAGATAAACAAGTCACTGCCCTTATTGGTGAACTTAAGCCTATGATTGAAGAAATAGGTGACGCTACTCTTATAGTTCCATTAATTAAGGAATATATGGAAATTGGCGTTAAAAATGATGATTTACTCATTAAAATGGCGGCATTAGCCCAACGCGCGATGAGTAATCAAGGTGGAGAATCTTTGGGTATATCCGAAGAAGAAAAACAACAGTTACTTGATGAAATAAACAAATTTAAACCTGAGTAATGGCAACTATTATTACTGGTAATAAAGATGTAACTTATTCCTCCTTAGGTAGTAATAATCAATTTGCATCTTCTTTTATTGGGGGGGACCAAAATATTATAGCAGGGAGAGTTATAAGTATTGTTCTAGACGATTCTCATCCTAGATTTAAAGAATTAGGAGGTTGGACAGCTATTGGAACCATTGAATATTCCCCTATTTTAAATTCTTCTAATATAAATTTAGTAGATGAACCCTACAAAGCAACAAACCCAACATCAAAACCTTTAGGATTTTCTTTATCCAACTTTCCATTAGTAGGTGAAACAGTTTATATTATAGGCAATCTCCCAGATAATAATACAATTCGACAACTTAAATTTAAACTAAACCAAACTTATAATCCCCAAACTTTTTATATAAATACTTTAAATTTCTGGGGAAGCCCTCATCATAATGCTTATCCTATAAGAGTAAATGGTCAAACCCCCCTTTCACAAAATAAAAATTATTTACAAACCCAAGCGGGTAGCCGAGTTCAAATTACATCTAAACAAGTACAAACTTTTTTAGGTTTAACTTTTAATGAAAAATCTAATATTCACCCTCTTACTCGTTTTGAAGGAGATATTATATTAGAAGGAAGATGGGGAAATTCTATTAGATTTGGTTCTACAGTTGTGCAAAGATCTAATTTATGGTCTTCATCTCCTATAAGTAATAATGGTGATCCTATAACTATTTTAAGAAATGGGCAGGGTTTTCAATCTGATACAGCATGGGTACCCATAACAGAGAATATAAATAATGATGATTCTTCTATTTATTTAACTTCTACCCAAAATATTCCTATAAATGTTTCTAGCACAAACAATTATAACAGTTATAAAACTAAACCTACTGCTCCTAACCAATACGCAGGAAGACAAGTAATATTAAATTCAGGCCGATTAGTATTTAACACTACAGAAGACCATTTACTATTATCTTCTAAAAAATCTATAAACTTAAATGCAGTTGAATCTATAAATTTTGATACAACCCAACCCATAGTTTTAAGCACATACCCAGTTTCTGATGGTGGTGGGGTGTTTTTAGGAGATAAAAACGCAGATGAATCTGTTTTATTAGGGGATTCAACTATTGAATTATTAAAAACTCTTTTAAAAGAATTACAAACCTTAACTAATATTCTTTCAACACAAGTAGGGGTTAAAAAAGGTACGCCCTTAGCTCCAACTACTACTCAAGCAGCTTTAACTAATATTACTGTTACCAATTTACTTAATCAATTAGAAGGTTTAAAATCTAAAACTGTAAAAGTAATTTAAAAATATGCCTAATAAATATCAAATTACTTTAACCCGTTCAACTAATGAAGAAATATCTTTATCTCCATTAGCTGAATTATCTTTTAAAAGAAATGGATTCGCTAGGGTTTGGGTTATTAGTTTACCTGAGGTAAAAAATTCAAACGGGGATATACTTCTTGAGGCTTTTACTAGTTTTCCTTATGGACCTGATGGTAGTTTTGCAGATAATAATGCAGTTTTAGATGATATTGAAAATAATTTAATTATAAACCATTATCTAAGCGTAGTTAACAATGCAAATAATATTAAAGTTACTTTAATTGAAGGGGATATAAGTCGAAGTCTTCCTGTTTCTAAACCTACCCCTGAAGAAGTAGAAAAAAAAAGACAAGAAGAAGCGGCTACTCGAAAGCAAGCCCAAGAAAATACTACACTTCAACAGGTTGATCCTAAAGTAGTAGAAGATAGTACCCCCCAAGAATTAAAACCTAAAGGAAAACAAGCATTAGGTAAACGTATATTAACATTAGGTAAAAAAATACTTCAATTAATATTACCTAAACTTGTATCTATGGTTAGACAGTATGCTATAGGACAATTTGAAGAAGCTAAAGCTCAAGCTACTACTCCTGAGCAAATAGAAAAACTTAAACAACAATTTTGTCCTGCCCCATCTGAACTTGCTAAATTAATACAAACCCGAGATAACATTGTAAATCAATTAAATAGTATAGGTACTAGATTGGACGGGTTAAATTTTAGTATTGGTATTACCCAAGATATAACAAATGCTTTAAGCCAATTGTCTACTATAATAGAAAGTGTTAAAATAGGATTATCAGCTGCTGCTAAAGTTTTACCCATAACCCCAGGCTCTGTTCCTGCTATTTTAAATGATCTAGAAACTTTAGACGATAAAGTAATTCCTATTATAGAAAAAAATCAAGGGGCATTAAATTCTACAGCAGTTCCAATTGCGGCTGTTACATCTACTATAAATAAAGTAGTTAGAATATTAAATCAACTTGATATATTAATATCATTTTGTGCTCCTAATTCTCAAGTAGTCCCTATTTCTAATACAGTTAGAACTTTATCTGAAATTCAGGTTAAATCTGATATAAATAGTGGTAACTATAAAGGATTTGTAATACAAATAGAAGAAGAACAATATACCCCTACTGTTACTCGTAGAAAAGCAGTAGCATCAAACACTAATGGGATTAAATTACTTGAAACCCCTTTATCATTTACAACTAACAATCAAACTTTAATTGACGAACTTAAATTTATTATTGACCAAAATGGTTTAAGAGCTTACTAATTTAATATTTATAATCATGAAAACCCAAGACTTTAAAAAAATCATTAAAGAAGCTGTAAAGGAAGCGATTCAAGAAGAATTAAAAGATATTCTTCTAGAAGCAGTTCGTGCCCCCAAAACCGCTGTAGTTACAGAACAAATTCAATCTCCTATTACTCCATCCGCTCCTTCAGTTAATAAACGAGCAATGATGCAAGCTATAATGGGAGATTTTACACCAGGACAGGATACTTTATCGTTTAATTCTAGTAATGCCGTAGGTAATACTTTACAAGTAAGACCAGGTATGGATACAGCCGGTGAAGGCTCATCTTTACCCTCAGGGAATGTAGGATTAGATATGATAATGGGGTTAATGAAAGGAGGTAAATAATGGCATTTGGAGCTAAAAGGATATTCCCCATAGATACTAAACCCGGAACTGGGGTTGGGGTAGCTATTCCTTTTAATGCTCCTGGGGTATTTAGAACAACTTATACTACCCAAAATGCTATTAAAACTAACTTAATAGATTTCTTTTTAACTGAACCTGGAGAAAGATATTTAGATCCTACATTTGGTGGGGGTTTAAGATCATTCATTTTTGAACAAATAAGTAATAACACTGTAGAAGGATTAAAGGAAAATATACAGTCTAAACTGGATGTTAATTTTCCTAATATAATAGTAAATAAATTAGATGTATTACAAGATTCTGATTATAATACTTTAATAGTATCTATAAATTATAGTATACAAGACATGGGAATAACTGATGATTTAGAAATAGCATTTAACTAATGGCAATAAGACGTAACATACAATACATAAACAAGGATTTTACCGAGTTAAGAGCTAGTTTAATTAACTATGCTCGTACATATTTTCCTACCACATACAATGACTTTACCCCATCATCACCAGGTATGATGTTTATGGAAATGGCAGCTTATGTAGGTGATGTTTTATCTTTTTATCTTGATAATCAAATTCAAGAAACATATTTACAATATGCTCGTCAAACAAATAATCTATATGAATTAGCATATATGTTTGGTTATAAACCAAATGTAACTCAAGTTTCCACTGTTGATTTAGATTTTTACCAACAAGTCCCAAGTATAGGAGGAACTGCCCCGGATTTTAGTTATGCTTTATTTATTCCAACTAACACTACAGTAGCATCTACTTTTACAGATGCAACCTCGTTTATAATCCAAGATCCAATAGATTTTAGTGTATCTTCATCAGGTGATCCAACAGAAGTTACTGTGTATGCTACTACAGGAGGAAGTATAGATTATTTTCTTTTAAAAAAAACTAGAAAAGCAATTTCATCTACAATTAGTACTACTAATTTTGCCTTTAGTTCTCCTGAACAGTTTTCTACAGTTGAAATTTCTTCTAATAATATTGTAGGAATTTTAGATGTATTCGATAGTGACGGAAATCAATGGTATGAAGTAGATTATCTGGCCCAAGATACAATATTTGACTCAATTAAAAATACTAACACAAACGACCCAAATTTATCCCAGTATTCAGGAGATACTCCATATTTACTTCAGTTAAAAGCAGTTCAAAGACGTTTTACAACTCGTTTTTTAAATTCAACTACTTTACAATTGCAATTTGGGGCAGGAACATCTGCAGACACAGATGAAGAAATATTACCAAATCCTGATAATGTAGGTTTAGGATTACCATTTGAAATAGATAAGTTAACAACTGCTTATGCTCCTTCAAATTTTATATTCACTAAAACTTATGGTATAGCCCCATCAAATACAACTTTAACAGTTAGATATTTAACTGGGGGAGGGGTAGGCTCAAACTCTCCAGCCAATACTATAACCTCTATAACCTCAGGCACCCCCACATTTATAAATACTAATTTAATAGCTAATACAGCTAATTATGTATTTAATTCTTTAGCAGTTAACAACCCTGCGGCCGCAGATGGGGGTGGAGATGGAGATACAACAGAAGAAATTCGTCAAAATGCTTCTGCAAATTTTGCAACACAATTGCGTAATGTAACACAAGACGATTATTTAGTAAGGGCGTTATCAATGCCTGCTAAATTTGGAGTTGTATCAAAAGCATATATTGAACCTACAAAGGCACAATCAGCTGCTTCAGGGCAAGCTGCTTCCATACTTGATTTATATGTATTATCTTTTGATGTAAATAGTAAATTAAGAACAGCTTCTCAAGCATTAAAACAAAATTTATCTACTTATTTATCACAATATAGAATGGTAAATGATTCTATAAGTATAAAAGATGCATTTATAGTTAATATTGGTGTAAATTTTGATATTATAGTATTACCAAACTATAATTCAAATGAAGTATTAACTAAATGTATAGTAGCATTGCAAGACTTTTTTGCAATTAAAAATTGGCAAATAAACGAACCTATTATATTAAGAGATTTATATGTAATCTTAGATAATGTAGAAGGAGTTCAAACAGTTAAAAATATAACAATATCAAATAAAGTAGGAGTTAATTTAGGATATAGCGAATTTGCTTATGATATAGCAGGTGCCACCTTAAGTGGAACTATATATCCCTCACTTGATCCTATGATATTTGAAGTAAAATATCCAAATCAAGACATTCAAGGTAGAGTAGTATCATTCTAATATTATGGCAGTATATAAATTATTCCCCTCTCAAGATGCTACAATGTATTCTCTGTTCCCACAGATGAATACGGGGCTTGATGAAATTATTGAAGTAAGCAATCTTAATTTTGCTTTAAATAGTTTCCCTCAAGTTTCTAGGTATTTAGTACAATTTGATCAAGATGAAATTAATAATGTAATTGATGGTAAAATAAATGGGGTTCAATGGGATGCTCATTTGCGTAATTACATAGCAACCGCTCAGGGTATTAACCTAGATACTCGCTTATACATCTACCCTGTATCAGGTGCTTGGGGGATGGGTACAGGAAAATATTTAGATAGCCCTATAGTAACAAATGGGGTAAGTTGGCAGTACCAAGTTCAATCAGGAAGTGCTCAGTGGGCTACTTCAGGGTTTGGGCCTTATGTTACTGCATCATATTCAGGAAGTAATGCAGGAGGAGGAACTTGGTATACTGGATCTAGTTTACCAGGTTTAGATGTAGTACAAACCCAAACATTTTCTTATCGTAGTGATAAAGATTTAAATGTTATAGTTACTGATACAGTTAAGGCTTGGTATACTAGCTCTAAAAATTTAACAGGATCCTATACTAATATTGTTAATAATGGGTTTTTAGTTAAATGGGAAGGATATAACTCATACGAAGATGCTACAGGCAACTATTATGTAGAATTTAACCAAAACAAAAATACTCAACCTGTTTTACAATACTATTCAGTAGATACCCATACTATTTACCCTCCTCAGTTAGAATTTAGATGGAGAGATTATGTGTGGAATACAGGATCATCTACACAAACTGTAATAGGAACATCCCAAGTATATGCTTCTATTATCAATAATGGTGGATTCTTTTATAGTCAAAGTATCCAACAATTTAGAGTAGATTGTAGACCTCAGTTTCCTCCTATAATATTCCAAACCGCTTCTATTTATACTACAAACTACTATTTACCAACTGCATCGTATTGGGCTATAAAAGATTTAGATACAAACGAATATGTTATAGATTTTGATTCAAATTATACCCAAATAAGTGCAGATTCTACGAGTAGTTATTTTACAGTATATATGAATGGTTTACAACCCGAAAGATATTATACTATATTATTACAAACCACTATAGCAGGAACAACTTTAGTATTAGATAGTAATTACAACTTTAAAGTTATTAATGGGTAATGGCTCGTCAACTAGTAGATTTAACTAAAACTGTATATGAAAAAAATCAATACCAAAAGGTAATTGATACTTCATTTACTCAATTAGTTCAGCCTCCGGCTTTATCCCCTACAGCTTCATTTTTACCTTCTATAGATGAATTTTTTTCATACTATGAAGAACTATTTTTTGATATACCTAAATTTGGAGAAACAAATTCTCATGAGTACCTTGTAAAAACCAGTGAGGATTATATAGGTAGTAGTAATATACTAAATGATGAAATTCAAGCTTTAATAGATGAAGTTACAGAACTACGTCAAGAAAATTTGGATTTGCAACAAAGACTTATACAATTACCCGTTGGTATTGATTTACCAAAAATAGATATACCTAAAATAGAAGTGTTTACACCCGAACCACAACCAGCACCTGTCCCTATCCCTCCATCTCCATCCGCAGTCCAAACTGTGGATGATACTTTCTTGGAAAATCTAAGAGGAGGAAAAAGAGCAGCTCGAATAGCATTAGAAGCTTTAGAAGCTAAAGGAATTATTTATACCGGAACCAGATACAGATAAAATATGTCTCAAACTACAACTATATTACCTATAAATCCAACAACGTTTGAGTTACAAGATTATTCTACTCAGGATACTAGTCTTATATCAAATTTTACAGTTGAGCCCACTTTTGATCCTTCTACCAATTATGTAACTTATTTTATATATGATTTAAATGGTAATGTTGTATTTGCTAGTGAAACAAATTTTCAAGGGTATAATTTAATAGACCAAGAAGTATATATAGACCCTGAAAATGATTTAAGAAGTGCTGGTTTTGATATTGGGCAATACAATGTAGTATACAATTTTATTAATAATGAAGTTTCAAGTTCATTCTTTCAAAGATACTATATTGATGAGATAAGTTCAGATGGAACCGAAATTAGATTAAACACTACCCAAATCCCTAATGCTGATGTTGTTGCTGGGGCAAATGCTTTATTAAGTAAAATTCAAAATAATCCAGGTACATATTTTGATTTCTATTTAAATTTCGGAAATAATCAATTAGTAATAGCTAATAATATTTTATTAGATAATTCTAACCCCGAAGATCCTACAGTATTAATCAAACTATACGAGCCTCTTCCTTTAGAATTTGATATAAAGAGTGAATGTTGGATCATAACACAAGTAGCAGAATCTGTAGCATACAATATAAACATTGTAGAGGTATTTGAACCCCTAGATGAATTTACTTATCTAAAAGGTCCTAATTTCAATTTAGCTTTTAAAGACGAAATTAACAATTCTACAGACTATGTTACATATGGTAGTTTAACTTCATCTTCATATGCTACGGGTTCTACCAATCTAGAATATCAAATTAATAGTATTTTAGCAGAAAGAGGAATTGAAATCAATGTTGACTATTCAGATTATGCTAATTTTATATATCTTTCTTCGGCACAAACCCGTTTAGAAAACTTCTATTACAAACTTCAGTTAATCGAAGAATACACATACAGTGCTAGCTTATCTCAAGTTGCTAACCCATACGTAACTTCAAGCCGAAGTATTTGGCAAGCCAAAATCAATGAAATCATAACCACATTTGATGGTTATGACTATTACTTATACTACGAGTCAGGTTCAACAGCTTGGCCTAAAACAGGAAACACAAATCCTTACACTAATGTTTCTACTGGAGCAGGGTATACTTGGTTTATATCTCAATCTGCTGTAGCTGAAGAATACGATAGAAATAATAATAATTCTTTAGTTAATGCTATTCCTTCGTTTTTAAGAGACGATACTACAAATGCCGAATACGAGCTATTTGTAGAAATGTTAGGTGAAATGTTTGATAACATTTGGATATATTATCAAGACGTTACAAACAAATGGAATGCTGATAATAGATTACAATATGGTGTATCTAAAGATCTAGTAGCAGATGTATTACGCGATTTGGGGGTTAAAATATACGAAAGTAGTTTTGGTTCTGCAGATTTATATGCAGGTTTATTAGGTTTAACACCAGGTGGAAATCAATTCCCTTTCCCTAATATGACTGGTTCTTTACCTACTCCAACAGGCTTTGAATATGTCAATACACAAATATCAGCATCCAACACAGTAGTACCTTTAAACGATATAGAAAAATCATTCTACAAGCGTTTATACCATAATTTACCTTTATTACTTAAGAAAAAAGGTACAACAGCAGGTTTACAAGATTTAATTACGTCTTATGGCATTCCTGATACTATCTTAAGAGTAGCTGAATTTGGGGGTAAAAATAAAGATAATTCAAACGATTGGGATTATTGGAAAACCCAATATAACTATGCTTATACACAGAACGGAAATAACTATATAACTACCGATTGGGATTTAAATGAAAATTGGGGGGTGCCAGGGAATATAAATCCTCCCTCCACAATATCATTTAGATTTAAAACCAATGGTTTACCTACTTCTAGTATTCCTTATTCTCAAAGTATATTTTATGGGGACTATGGAATGGTTATAGCCTTAAAATACACAGGATCGGGCTATACTAGTGCTTCATATTCAGGATCAACCCTAAATCCATATTACCAATATGCTAAATTAGATTTTGCTCCTTGGGCTAGTAGTTTTCCTAATGTTTCTGCTAGTGTATATTTACCATTTTTTAATGGAGAATGGTGGTCAGTAATGATAACCCGAAATGCTACTAACCCAGGAGTAACAGCTAATTTTGATTTGTATGTTAAAAATTCAATATATAATGGGTATGATGGAAACCAAATAGGTTTCCAAGCTTCTAGTTCAGTAACAGGAAGTGATGAACCTTGGTTTAATAGTATACAAGGTTTTTGGGGAGCTACTAATGCTTCAGGTATTGGCACTTTAAATTCTTTTTCAGGCTCATTTCAAGAAATCAGATATTACAATACTCGCATAAGCGAAAGTGTATTTGATGATTACGTAATGAATCCTAATTCCATTGAAGGAAATAGAACAAACCAAGGACCAAATCAACTTGCTTTTAGAGCATCTTTGGGTGGAGAACTATATACTGGTTCAACCTCAATACACCCTAAAATAACAGGATCTTGGGCAGTTACTCAATCTTTTTCTAATGGCCCCACAAGTGATTTTACATTCAATACTATCCCAGTATTTACCCCTAATACCCAATCTATATTTTTAGATCAACCCCCAGCAGGTATAAAAAATATAGTAACAAACAAAATACAAATAGTACCTACTATAGTTCCCACAGGTAGTACCTTATCTCAATATATATCAATTCAACAGTCTAGTCAATTTACGGGAAGTTATACAGATAATTTAGCTTATACTGAGGTAGCATTTTCCCCTCAAAACGAGATAAACGATGATATAATGGCCCAACTTGGTTTCTTCAATATGGGAGAATATATTGGAGACCCAAGACAACGTTTTAATGAAGAAACTTCATACCCTAATTTAGACGCTTTAAGAAATGCTTATTTTGAAAAATACACAGGTAACTATGACTTAAACGACTATATTAGACTTATAAAATTCTTTGATAATTCGTTATTTAAAATGGTCAAAGATTTTACCCCTGCTAGATCTAGTTTAGCTGCAGGAGTTGTAGTTAAACAACATTTACTTGAAAGAAACAAATACCCACAACCCGAAGTAGGATGGGCAAGATACGATTATAGCGGTTCTATTAATACTGCTTTTATTTCAGGAGGTGCAGGTGGAACTGTAAACCAATACAACTCACTAGACACTAATCCATATTACTTAAACAATGTTTATGGAGTAACACAAAGTTATTCTGAAAGTATTGTTATACCCTCAGGGGTAGTAAATCAAGTCCACTCATCCCAAGATGAATTTTACAATGGGGAATTTAGTGGATCTAATTTTGTTGTTACTGGTGGGGAGTTAAATTCGGCTAATATTTTTAAAAAGCCCGATGATACATTTTTAACCTACAATGTTACATTAAAAAATAATATTAATCAATCCTTCCAACAATTCTTTAATTCAGGATCAAATATGATTGCTGGAGATTTAATTATATATTTTGTAGTACCTAGTATTCCTGAGGATTATACTCCTGGAGGAAGTGGTGGGGGAGGGTTTATTGTTCCAGGTCCCTCATCTTAAAATAGTTAAAATAATATAAATATATGCCACAGTTACCAGAAGGAGCAGCATACGCTTTAATACACCACCAAAGTAGTAATGGGGTAAACTCTCGTTTACAAATAGGCAATGCTGTTAAATTTAATACTTCTCCATTAAATGGTACTACAGTTACAAATTTTACTATAGCTAGTGTGTCTGAATATTCTACTTATAGTTTGTTAACTTTAATACCTGCTGGGGGAACAGGAACTAATAACAGCTCAACAAGCGGAGCTACAGTAGTTATAGAACCATATACTGCTGAAATTACTTTTCAAAGTTCAGATTATAATGTTCTTTTAAACAATGTACCCACAGGAAGGCCCAATAATTCTAATAAATTTGTAGCAGATTACATTACAGATCAAGCAGTTCCTGTTAATTTTTTAGCTATTAGGTCTGCATCAGCCGCACTAGCGGCTACCCCAGACTCAAATTATACTACCCTCAGAATTATAAATCCAAGATATAACGGAAGTGAAAATACAAGTGACAATTATAATATACCTAATACAGGGAGTGGAAGTACTACTCAGGCTTCAATAGATGTATATGATACTTGTATTTATGAATTTGATTGGATGGGTGGAGGATACCCCGAATATGTAAATGGTGGAACAATTAGTTTAGGTAATATTTTAATAGTCAATTCGGAAAATAGTGTAAATGTAATACAACCAAGTAACCCGGCTTATTCTTTTATAGTTGAAGCTAATTTACCTGGTTATACTAGTGGATCCATTGAAGGTACTACTATATATCCTACACCTTATGCTCCTGGTGGGAAACTAGGAACCCAATTAAGTGTTGTATATGATAGAACTGAGATACCTGCTTTGTCTACGTATTATCTTCCTAAAAGTCCTTTAGATTTTAATCCTACTAATTGGGTGTTAAATTATAGTAATGGAACTCTTAATGGAACATTTGTTTCTATGGATACAGGTTCATTGGGGGTAACTACTACATCTGAAGGATTTGAAACTACAAGTAGTATACGTTATCTAACTGTAGATATGTTATCTAACATTACTAGTAGTTTAGGGATAACTAATAGATGGTTTATATCTTTTTATGATAATTTAGGACCTGTTGCTAGTGGAACTTTAACACAGGCCTCCCAATCAGCATATATTCCTCCTATTGAAATTATAAGTGGAAGTATAATCTCAACTACTGCTTATTTACATTTAGACAAATCTTATAACTTTACTGCTTTAAATGGAAGTTATCCTGCTAGGGGGGGTTTCCTAATTTGGTCCTCTCCTATAAACTCATATCGTTTAATAGTTTCAGGAAGTGATAGTACCAGTTTCAGTGGAATACAAAATGGAGCTTTTACAACTCAATTCCCTTCTCCTACAATTATCGAAAATTTCCAAACCATAACTA